CATCGGCGCGCGCTTTTCTTTACAACAGCCTGCTGCGTAAGCAGCTGCGGGGGCAAGGGGTGGCTAACCCCAGAGCAAATACAGCTATAGACAATACAATAACGGTTATGCGGCGCGCTTTGGCGCTGATGGGTGGCAACTGGAGCAATGCCGCGCTTTGCGGTGCGTCCTACGTCAATCTGAATAATGTCGCCTCGAATACGAACACGAACATCGGCGCGCGCTTTTCTTATTATTTTTATATTGATAATGCGCCGCATAATCGTAAGCACTTGCTTGAAATAATACCGATAAAGGACATGCCCAGTAGGAAACGACAGGCATGTAGGTGATAAGAAAACGAGAACGTATAAGCACTTATACGATAAAATGCTCGACAGAGCATTTATAGGCCGTATGATCGACGAAGCAGCCAGAAGAAAGACAGGGCGTATTGATGTACGGCGCGTAGTGGAGAACAAAGAACACTATATTGATGTTATTTACAATATGATCCAGACAGAAAGCTACGTGCCGCATATGCCCAGAGCAACCGTAATAACTGAGGGCACCAGACCAAAGAACAGGACAATACGAAAGATAAGGTTTTTCGACCAGATCATACACCACATGGTAATAAACAGCTGCATGGAAGTGCTGAGCAATGGCATGTACACATATTGCTGCGGCTCAGTGCCACATAGAGGCACCCAGTATGCACAAAGGCACATAGAGCGCTGGCTGCGCACAGACAGAAGCAATACGAAATACTGCGCGCAGATGGATATACACCATTTCTTTGACAGCGTAGACCATGACGTACTCAAGGGTATGCTTACCAAGAAGATAGCAGACGAGCGTATGCTGCATCTGCTCTTTATGATAATTGACAGCTGCCCAGATGGCCTGCCGCTGGGATACTTTACGAGCCAGTGGCTTGCAAACTTTATGCTGCAAGACTTAGACCACATCATAAAAGAGCAGCTGCATATTAAGTATTACGTACGGTATATGGACGACATTATTTTATTCTCTGGCAATAAAAAACAGCTGCATAAAGCTGTAGCAATCATTACAGAGTATCTGGAGAGCATAAAGCTCACCGTAAAGGGCAATTATCAAGTATTTAGGATGGAGTACACCGACCGAAAAGGAAAGCACAGAGGCAGGGCACTGGACTTTCTGGGATACCGGTACTATAGGGACCACACAGAGCTGCGCAAAAGCCTCATGCTGCGAATAACACGCACAGCCAAGAGAATAGGAAAGAAGCAAAAGCCCACGTTTTACGACGCTACAGTAATGCTGTCATACATGGGATGGATAGAAAGCAGCGACACATATAATGTATATCTTAGGTACATAAAACCGTACATAGATATAAAACAGCTCATTAAAATAGTGGTTAAAAAATCAAAAGAAAGGAACGGTGCAAAGAATGGTACAGATCAACTGGCAGAACGTCACCGGAACGCAGGAGACAGAGCCGCAGGCAGTGGACAAGACAAGCAGCCCAAGCTGCATATATCTGCGCAAGGACATTACAAAGGTAGAAACAACAAGCGGAACGCAGACAGTAACAATGTGGTCTTATAAAGAGGCCGCACTGACAGCGGAAGAGTACGAAGAGTACGAGCAGGAGCTTGCGGAGCTTGAGAGCCCAGCAATAGAGGCATTACGGCAGGAAAACACACAGCTTATGGACAGCATTGCTGATATATACGAGCAGCTTGCAGCCCAGAAAGAGGCAACAACAGCAGTACAGGCAGCTATTGCAGACGTATACGAAGCGGTTGCAGCAAAGTAAGCAGCCGAGAAAGTGAGGGTAAAATGGAATATATCTATGAAAATCTGGTAGTACATGGCCTCAGAACTCTGGAGCAGATCGCGAGCAGGGCACCCAGCAAGCTGGTGCCTACAGCAGTGCTGCTTATTATCCACAAGGAAAAGGGCATTGCAGACGTACCGGCAGCGTATAAAGACGCTACCATTGCTGCGCTGAAAGCAGAGGGATACGACGAAAACGGAGATTTATTATAACAGGGGGCAGATATGACAGCAGGCGAAATTATTTCATTATGTGCCTTATGCGTAGCTACCCTTATGCTCGTTGTGAACGCTTACAATGTGCATAAGTCGCAGGCCAAGGCAGAACAGGAGCGACAGAAAGACGGAGAGAAAGAGCTTAAAGAGGACACAGCACAACAGACCGGTATCATGATTGCGCTTGACAATATCAAGAACATGCTTACGGACATAAAAGTAGAAATCAACACAGTAAGGCTGGACACCAAGGACAACCACGACCGCATTATTATTGCCGAGCAGTCGCTGAAAAGCGAGCACAAGCGTATTGATACTCACGAGGACAGACTGAACCATATCGAGGACGTACTACGTGATGCAGCAAAAAAGGAATAAAGAAAAGCGGCGTACATTATGGCAATATGTGACCGCACAGCATAAGAGAGCGAAAAAAAGCGCCAGTCTGGACGTTGACGGCATGAACGTCATAGGCTGGCTCTGGGAGTTTTCAAAAAAAGTAGTAGTGCTGAGCACTGGGCTGTATCTGGTAGCATTTATGTACAGCCTGCTCATGTGCTACAAGGCCATATTGCTGGTGGGTGATGCCACGGCACTGGACACACTCATTACAGAGACAAACGAAACATTTAGGGTGGTAGTTGGCGGCTATCTGGTAAAGGCAGGCATAGAAAATGCCTGCAAGATAATCGTATACAGAATGTCACTCAAGAACCCACAAAGTAAAAGCCTGCTGCCAGACGACAACATTACACCACAAGAGGGTGCAGGCGGTCTGATGGACGACGCAGACTACATAGAAAGCGAGGATACGACGGCATGAACATGGATAATATCATTTTTTACGCAGCGGCAGCACTAATTGCAGTACTGGTACTGACACTCATTACAAATATCATTGTAGCGGTAACAAAGCAGGCAGTAGCGTGGGGCAAAATTCCTACGCAGGCATGGGTATTCCTGGTATCAATGGTACTGACATTTGCAGCAGCCGGAGCAGCAGCCGGATACTTCCATGTTGCAATGATCTGGTATTACTGGGTAGCTGTGGCCGTGCTGGGCTTTATGGTATGCTATGCCGCCATGTACGGATACGATAACCTGTATAGCCAGATTAAAGATACCATTGCAAAGGCACGCGAGATCATTGCAGGCAGCAAGAGCGATAAAGGAAAAGAGGCATAATATGACAAAGGACGTATTTATTAAGACACTGGCAGCGCTGGCGCAGGCAGAATGCAAGAAACGTGATAGATGGATACTTCCGAGCGTATGCATTGCACAGGCAGCACTTGAAACCGGATGGGGGCGCAGCTCACTGATGGTAAAAGCAAACGCTTTCTTTGGCATTAAGGCTGGCACGAGCTGGAAAGGAAAGGTATACAGTGCCAAAACGCAGGAATGTTACGACGGACGTACATATACCACAATCAATGACCTGTTCAGAGCATACGACAGCCTTGCAGACAGCGTTGCAGACTATTACGACCTGCTGACAAAAAACGCCAGATATGCCAAGGCATGCAACTGCAAGGACGCAAAAGCGACCATTACAGCAATCAGACAGGCAGGCTACGCCACCAGCCCTACGTACATTACAAACGTAATGAACGTAATCACAAGCAACAACTTAACCAAGTACGACAGCTTCGCAGCGGTTCCGACAGGGACGACGGCAGCCACGGCAAAGACCAGCACGGCAGCAAAGACCTACACCGTGAAATCTGGCGACAACCTCACCAAGATTGCAAGAGCAAACAGCACCACGGTTGCTGCAATCCTCAAGGACAACAAAAAGAAGTACCCGCGCATGACAGCCAACTTTATTATGGTGGGCTGGGTGCTTACCGTATGACGGAGCCAGAGGCCATAAGCACAGTGACAGCCTATGCTATATGTGATAACAGCATGGGCTGCACGCTATGCCCAATGTATGACGCAGACAGGAGCACAGAAGAGCAGCAAAACATTTGTAGTAAATCTATTGACTATAGTAGTCTGAATAGTGCTATAATAGCATTACGCGGGATAGAAAAGAGCAGCTCAAAATAACACATATATGTGCAGGTAAAAGCCAAGTAACACACAAACGGCCTCAGAAACGCCGAAAAACGGCATGCCACAGTTTCTATCGAAGAAGCTGCCAAGGC